CGGGCATTGAGGTTTATTTTAGACAGCAGATCCAGGCTGACCCTACGGGATAGTTCCGTCTCCAACTCGACTTCCCTTAGTAGTTCACTCCGATCCATCTGTAATCCTTTTCTTCTGCATGTTGTCAAGCATGTCCTTGAGTTCTGTGTCGGACTTCTCCTTCAGGGCGATAATGGTCGGAGCCTCAGGTGCGTCTTTGGGTATTATCATTGGAAGTATTGATCTACCGAAAAACATTAGTACACGATCACCTTCCTTGGTCCCTGGCTCTGCAAGGGCAGCCATTTGGCCCAACTTCTCATACAGGCCAGCGTCTTGGAGCATACCCATGAAGTGTTCCTTCACCTCAGTGGGTGAACGGTGTACAGTTGACGGGTAGAGCCGTGTCACAGCACCTTCGGAGTGTGCGCCCTGCTCAGACCTGTTACTGTCTGACCACATAACCCTGTAGTCCTCGTCGGTCTTTGTCAGGGCAAGTGCTAACTCGAATGGGACTCCTACTTCACCGCAAGCGTCCTGGAAGGTTGACCCACCCTCAATGAGAGAGCGCATCTGGTCCTTTAGTCCCATACGTATAACCATGTCGTCATACTTACCCCTAGAAGAACTGCTTGGCAGACGTGGGGAGGGTGTTGGCATAGATCCACCTCTCATGCTTGAACATTTTACGGTATAGCGGGGCTTCCGACAATAGTTTCTTGCAGAAAAAATGTTGTGGAATCTATTGACGGGTATCCAGGGGATGAGAGAATGGCCCTTCCGAACCCACACTGGGCAAGGACGCAACGGGCAGGAAGCCCTAATACAGGAAGGATCTGCATGCAGATCAACCACATTATCATTGCGGGGAACTTGACAAAAGACCCCGAACTTCGTGAGACCCCCAACGGAGTCTCTGTCAGCAACCTCAGGATCGCCGCCAACCGTGGAGGGAAGGATAACTCCGAAGTCCTCTTCATGGACGTGACGGCCTGGAAGAAGACCGCAGAGGTCGTATGTGAGTACTGCCGCAAGGGAGACGAGTTGGTCGTCGAAGGCCGTATCTCCCAGGACGAGTGGGTGGACAAGGACGGGAACAAACGTGTGAAGCACGAGATCATCGCTCACAATATCCAGTTCAAGTTGCCCACCATGGGTGAGGGTAGTGAGACGGTCGGATCAACCAGCGGGGCGAGCAGAGATGAAGTCCCCTTCTAGCCTCCTCACAACACGGGAAGTAGCGAGCCTCTTGGGGGTCAGCAGAGCGAGGGTCTGCCTCTTCTGCTCCTCTGGGAGGCTCGACTCCTATAAATGCAGCAGTAACGGAACATGGAGAATCAATGCTGAATCCGCTAGACATTTTGCACATAAAGAAAGGCCACCTGGAAGACCCCGGCTGGCCCATTCGGAAAGACATGGTAAACCCCTCGATGCAGCGCATGAAAACTTTGAGGTTATTAGTTCCCACGGTGATGTCGGACTCAGAGTTGAAATATGCGGCGGTAACCATGTACGAGGATTACAAGACAATGCCCATCCAGGAGAACCAGGAAAGGGTTCGGTTGTACATAAACCACTGGGTCAGGATACGACTTGAGCATGCGTTTTATGAAGATTGGGCAGAATCGCTAAGGACTACAACTACAACAGACGTGATTGATCGGCTTTGCGAACTGTACCAACTTTACCAACGGATGCAAGCCACTAGGCAACTTGAGATGGAGCGGTTCTGTGTTTACGCCAGGGCACTACTCCTTGACCCCTCCATAACGGTGGGATACGATACCAGACCGCTGACCTATTACAGCAGCCCGTATTGTGGCTGGGTAGAGACGCACGTACTTGAACCCAAACCTTATGACCAGGATACAGCCCTCGCCATAGCACGGTTGCGGGTAGAGGAGGCACTTTGTGACTATGAGACCCTCAAAGAGATCGAAGGATGTAACGGATTACCCCATAACCTGCCGAGTCTACCATGATTCAACAGAAGACGTTGTGGTACTAGAACTAGCCCTACCCTCAGGGGAGGTCCACGGTGGACTAGAGATACCCCTGAGAGCAGCCCGTAACTTGGCAGGAGAGATCGCCTACGTGGCGAGTGCTGCCATAGAGAAGAAGAAGGAGAGTGTACGTAATGCAGGATAA